CCATGATGGTCTTGACAAGGCTTGCCAACTTCTTCGCCACGTCTGGGCGTGCCTTTTCCTTCTTCTCGATAGTGTGGTCGTACCACGTCTTGTCGTAGGCGCACAGACGGTCGAAGATGGTGTCACGGTCGCCGCCCATGTCACGGAACCGCTTCTCCACAAACTTGATTTTGTCACCTTCCACGTCGAACGGAGACATGTCATGAACAAACTTCTTCAGGCGCGGCACGTACTTACTGAAAGCGCCGGCGCATTTGGCGATGAAGTCGTTCAAATACTTGCCATTGCCCGGATGCTTGAGCGACTTGCCGTCGCTTCCGGTCTCAAGAGACTTCGGCATTCCGGCATAGATGCACGAAAGCAAGATGACGTGCCCGTCCGTCTTGATATCAAGTAGACCGTCAAAATGCTTGGAAATGGCGGAGTCAAGGTCATTTTCGCTGATTTTCTGCCCACGTTTGTAAGTTGCCATGATAAACCTCTCTTTGGTTGATTGTGTTTCACGTGAAACTTTCCATTGCCAATTTCAATGTAAAAAGGCTTCCCAACGTACTAGCTATTAGCTTTCGGTCGGGAAGCCTCTTTTGTGAAATAAGCAGGTTGTGACAAGACATTTTAACAGGTTCTTTTCCCCGGTGGAGCAATAAAGCGTTTTTCTTACGCATTTATTGTCCGATGTAGCAGAAGCTAACTTTTATCAGGTCTTCACGACTGGCATTAACCATTACTAGGCTTGCGCGTTTTGTTTCGCGTGAAACAATCGGCGGTTGGTGTTCGTGGTGTCGTTACTAGGCTTTCTTCCTAGCTTCTGCCTTGCGCTAGTCTCCATGACATATCTTTTCGCATTGCGCTTGTCTCCGTTCTCCGTGAAGAACATCATTAACAAGCAAAAGCGCATTCACACAAGAAAGTGAACACATTGCCGTCTTGTCACCTTGCGGCATAGTGTACGTTATACTAGCGTTGTGCATCTAGTGGGCATCCGTGAATGCGTCACCGTTTGCGGCATTGCCTAGTTAACGCTTGTGTGCGTCATGGCTTGCGCGGGGGAACCGACTATTGCCCTGTGGGGAACATCGGCAACCCTGTTAAAATGTGGGCACTATGGCGCGTCCTGTACTTGCAACGTAGGTAGTCCGTTGCGCGTCATAACGTTATGTCACGACTAATACAATCAGCTAGTGCGATTCATGCGCCAATCCGGAAACTGGCGTCCATATTGTTCGCTTGTGGCGGAATCACATCGGCATGATGTGCTTCCGTTGCTTGCCACGAATCCTTTATAGCGGGGTTCGCGGCAAGTAGCAAGCGGTTTTTTAATCTTTTTTTGCTTTCCTCACAACTACCTGTTTTGCTTGGCTTTTCTCGCTTGCCTTAACTGCCAAACCTATCAAACCCCTTGCTTTCTTCGGGCATGGTTTGTGTCGGGCACTAGCGAACGCTTCTAATGGTGCTTCCGTGCCATGTTCACCTTTTGCGCGGGGTCGACCCGAGGCCTTGATGCTGCGAGTTTCGCCCGCTTTCTTGGCGCGAAGCTTGTAAGCGTCACGCTTGCGGCCTTCGTGCCATCGTTCGACGGCAATACGTAACAAGCTTTTTGACAACCTGTTACGCTCGCGGCATGGCACACCAGATGCCTTGAGCACATCTAGTTGCGCGGCAACTTCTGCCTTAAGACGCACCATAACATCGTTTGGTACAGGCCGCATGGTTCCGGCATTACAGCCAACGGGCAAATCTACAGGGGTCACGCTATCAGCATCGTGAAGCAACCTTGCTTGGTTGCGGCCTTCAGCGTCACGCAATGCGCGAGTAGTATCTACCGACATAGTGTCACCTTTCAAGTAGGCAGTGTGTGGAACATGGCGTTATGCTACGTTCAAGGCAACAATACCAGATTGCAGGTTGGCGTCAAGCGATTTTTTCAAGAAAGATGAAAAAGATTTTATCAAGTAAAATCAGTACGTTACAACGCATAACGAAAAGAACCAATAAGGTCAGTACGTTACGGCACAAACAGGCAGGTCATAGTGAAGTAGGGCAATCGTGATTAACTTGTATCCTATTGGAACGTTCCCCGATTGAAGGATACTAGGATTGAAGCGTACTAGATTAATCTAATCGGAATTGAGGTTATCTGTAGCGGCTCTATCCAGACCACACAGCTCCGATTTTCCCATGGGGGAGGGTGGTTCGAGGGGTACCGTGGGACACAGAGGCACCCCTACCCCCTGTGATGTCACCTACACCGCGCACATATTTCTAGAAATAGGGATGCCCTTAGGTACTTCGAGCTTCTTAAGAGAGTCAAGTGAGGATGGTTACTTACTTTAGAAAGTACATATAATTACTTACTTCGTACTTACTTATATTACTCTAAATTACTTAACTTGTGAAAGACTTGGAACCTTAATAACCCTTAAGTACGTCAGGTACCGATGGTTATTTAATATAAAAAAGAAAAAGAGTCTAAGCTCTTTTTATTAAGCTTAAACTCTTTTCTACTGTACTTAGTTTTATCTTTAAAGAACTTAGTAGGTTTTAAGTTATTAAGTTTTCTTACTTTAATTTCTTTTTCTTTTATTAAGATATCTAAAATAATTTTATTATTCTTAGCCATCCTTAAGTACCTATGGTATAATCATATAAAATCTTTTGTCAATAGCTCCGCGAATTCATCTGTATATCCCAAATAATTCCCGTACTTGTCGTAAGGATTCTGATACAAAGCATTACCTATACGCGCATGTATAGCTTTTACTTTTCTGTTCCACTCGTGGTTGTACCTACCCTTGTCACTGACGTACTCTGAAGTAGTAGGATTAATTACGTGCCGCAGTCTGTACCCAGGCTCGAACAAAACAGCTCTTCTTTTAGTAGGGGGATCCTGAAGGTCACCACCGTTCCAGAAGTCAAACGTTCTCTTAGGAGCAGGAAGATCCTTTACTGTAAACCGTCCGAAGTTGTGAATACGAACACTGAGCCCCTGAGCAAAGCACTCAGTAAAAATCCAAAAGATGGCTCGCACAAACCTGCGAATCTCACTCACTCGTATGTTAGGAAACATGACCTTAAGGTCTTTAAGAAGCTCCTGAAGAGTGTAGTACTCTCTTGAGTCCTGAGCTCTGTCTCCACGTGCGTAGTTCTTTCTGCACCTTTCTGCACAAATATTAATTTTTTCTTCACTTACCACTTGACAAATCCTCCTTGTGGTATTATATGTATTTGATATTAAACATAAGTCTTGATGGGGGAGATGTCAAGACGTATGTTACATTTGTACTTTTACACACAACACCCGCTCACGCTCAATCTTTACACTTACTCTGTTACTGGTACAAATGTTAGACAATCCAGAAATGCTAGTTGGAGCTGTCTCCGTAATGCTAGCCACTGCTACATTTCTTGGAACGATAGGTAGGTCAACGTTTTTTAACGCTGGCAAACTAGTCACCGAACTCCAAGAATCTCGAAGTGAAGTACAAAAGCAGCTGCAGCTCATCTGGTCGAAGCTCGACAAAATAGAGTGCCGGCAAGAAGAGATGCAACAGCAGATACTCAGCGTTTACAGGCTTTCGCCTGAAGAAGCGCGGAGGTACCTTCACTACCACGCAAAAGACGGATCCGTCTGTACAGACTAAATCTTCTGCGTGTGAGTCGTGCTTAAGGCTTTGTCCGAACAACAACCAAGTTTTTCTGTTTGTTACAGACGAACCTTGGAAAGTAACTCGGATATTTCGAAACACACTACCAAACTTAACTGGACACTGTAACTGTGAGTAACAACGAAAAACCAGCAGGTAGACCCCTGCTCACCAAGCCTACTCCGACCACGAAAGTTCCTACTGGTCAAGGCTACACGAAGGGTGACTTGCTGCTTCGTCGCTTGCAGTACGAGTTCAACTTCGACCCTCTTCAAGAGCTTGTTGCCCTTGCTAAGTCTAACAAGACTAGCGTGGGTGAAAAGATTAAGATCAGCCAGGAGCTGATGGGTTACATCGTTCCGAAGCTTAAAAACGTTGAAGTCAATCAGCACCAAGGTGAAGTCATCCGGGTTAACATCATGTTCCCTACTGACGAAAACGGTGCTGTCGGTTTGCCTAAACTTGACGTCGACAACAGCTCTAACGAAGAGCAGTCCTCTGGCGAAGCCCACGAAGAATTTAACTTTTAACAAAAAGATTTGACGCTTCTTCCCAAAAAGAACACACTATGAGTCTAGACATTAATTACAAGGTTGTACCTACGTTTAGTAAAGTGCACAGAGAGACCAACCCGTTTATTTTTGTGATGGGGCCGGTTGGCTCTGGCAAAAGTACTGGTTGCATCTTTCACGCTTTCATAAACGCAATGCGCCAAAAGCCAGATCACAACGGCGTGCGGCACAGCAGGCACCTTGTAATTCGTGCCACGTATCCATCTCTTAAAGCTTCCACTGTCAAATCGTGGATATCTTGGTTTAAAGACAAGATCACGATTACCTACAGTACTCCGATTGTAGGCCGTATACGGTACCCGATGGAAGATGGTACTACCGTAGACATGGAAGTCCTGTTCATCGCAGTAGACGACGACCAAGCTGTTGAAAAACTTCGTTCTCTTGAAGTGACTTCGTGTCACATCAACGAAGCTTCCGAAGTAAGCTACCGAGTTTTTGAGATGCTCAAGACTCGATTCAATCGTTACCCTGCACGCAAAGACGGTGGGTGCGTAAACCCGTTTATCATACTTGACTACAACGCCGTTAGCACAGACCACTGGTTGTACAAAATAGCTGAAGAAACAAAGCCGGAAGGCTGCGCTTTTTACAAGCAACCGTCTGCAGTTATTAAGCTGCCAGATGGTAGATACATTGTTAACCCTGAGGCTGACAACGTAGAAAACCTAGACGAAGAGTACTACAAGCTCAACGTCATGGGTGCTGACGAAGACTTCATCAACGTTAACGTAATGAACAACTACGGTGAAGTCAGAACGGGCAGACCTGTTTACAAAGACTACGACGACAACGAACATCACACTGGTGAAACAATTCTTCCTCTTCGAGAGGTTCCTGTAATCATAGGAGTTGACCAAGGCCTCACCCCCGCTGCAGTATTTACGCAGCAAGCTCCAGACGGTAGAGTGCTAGTGTTCGACGAGATTGCCACCGAAGACTGTTCGCTGCAAGAGTTCTGCCAAGAACATTTGTGGCCACTCATCACAACGAAGTACCCGTGGATAGTTTCTAACTTCCGTGTTGTGTGTGACCCAGCCACAGTGCAAAGATCAATGAACGACGCAAAGGCAGGATTTGACGTACTCAAAGAGAACGGCCTTCCTGTTAAGCTCGCTAAGTCTAACGTGTTTACAGAACGAAAAGAAGCTGTCATTCACTTTCTTAGGTTAAGAGATAAGTTTAAGATGGGCCCCTGCTGTCCTGCTCTCAGAAAGGGTTTCTTGAGCGAGTACAAGTTTGACGAAGCTAAGACAGTTAACGGGATTCTTTACAAAGAAAAGCCCGCTAAGAATAAGTACTCTCACGTACACGACGCACTACAGTACGCGATGATGGAGTACGTACACAAACAACCAAAAAGAATGCTCCTTGCGCACCGTAAAAAGTATCAAGCAGCAAGCTCCATCGGAGGCTACTAAGGCGCTATGATAGATACTAAAGTAGAAGTTGTAACCGTAGACGACAAGCTTCAAAAAGAAATCGAAAAGGTTCTTGACGAAGTAAATGTCGACGGAAAGACAGACAAAAAGGAAGGCGACGACCTCGCTAAGTTTGTGTCGTCGTGCTTCGAGGAAAGCGAAAATGCGCGAAAGGAAACCGAAGATCGTTGGCTTACAGACCTTCGGCAGTACCGGGGTCAGTACGATCCTGATACGATTTCTAAAATGGATCCTAATAGATCCAAGGCGTACATTCGAATTACACGTACAAAGGTAAAGACTGTTGACAGTCGCCTTTGTGACTTCTTGTTCCCAGCCAACGGTGACAAGAACTGGGGCATCGACCCGACCCCGTATCCAGATTTTAGTGACGAGCAGCAGAAAATGCTTGCTGCTATGTACGTACAAGAGACTGGGCAGCAGATCACTCCTGAAGAACTGGAGATGCTGGTTGGAGAAGAAGCCCGTAAGAAAACCAGACGGATG